GCCTACTGCGCAGCTGCAGCCGCTCTCCACGGAGAGTTCGCCAATGCTGGAGATGGGCCGATCGATAATTATCGACTCAGGGCCATCCTGAAGCTGCCGATCAAACGCAGAACCACAGAACATCCGAAAGCGGATGAATCTCCGTTTGCGACGCCTGTTTTCTGCGTGCAAGAGGGAAAGCGATTCGGATCGGCTCGTTCCGCCGCCGAATGGCTGAGGAAAAACGGTCGCCCGAAGGCTGACTCATCGGCGATTGCCGCTGCGTGCAGAGGACGTGCCAAGTCTGCATATGGGTTCAATTGGCGATATGCCGAAGAACAGAAGATTGCCGCTTGAGGCTAGACATGGGTTAACCCGCTAACAGTATGGACGCTCTGGTGGTCGACGATGTTTCTCGGCGCATCCAAGGTATGCATGGACATTGCCGAGCAGATGGAAGGCGAAGAGTGACTTGTACGCTTGCCGGTGCGTGTTCGGGAAAGCCGTACAGAGGTAAGAAAACATACGCTTCAATGCATCCTGTCTAGGTTGTCTGTGACCGCACGTGACTAAATGCGCGCTGACGGCGGTACGGTAGCCGGTTCGATTCCGGCAGGGATGCGCCAATTACTAAACCCGATCCGGGCGCATGACTGAGTGGTACTCGGTGCGTTTCGGTGCGGGGCAAAATCGGCTGCAAAGATAGAGCAGCGCCGGAGTTCTCGTAACCGGCGTCCACATGAATGCGTTCCGATGCTTCTGCGCGTCAGCGGTGGCTTATGTCGGCCGACACGGAGCGCATCCACGTGGGTGGGGGAAATCGCGCCGCGAAAGTACAGGCTCGCCCGAAGTGGTGCCAAGTAGAGAGCGCTCGACGCTTGGCCGATTCGCTCACGAAACGAGCCTACGCTAACGCGGCCAAGTGAAATATCGTGGCCGCGTTAGCTCCTTCACGCATGGCGGCTCCGCGTATGCCGGTACGCGTCGCTGGCACGAGCCCACCTTATAGGGTTGAGCCGCCAGTCGTGAAAGTGAATATCGCCGGTCGCGCGAGTCGATAGACTGCCAAGGCGCCATGTGGGCCGCGACTAGTAGCTTTCACCCACTCCTCCTCAGGTGCTTCCCCTTAGCGTCTGATTGCCCGCCGCGTGCGGGCTATTTTATTTGGATCTCCGATGGCAGCTCGCAAACCGAAAGTGACGGTCGTTGCGGAGCCAACGGAGACGTGCAAATCCTGTAGGTGCGGCTGGTTTCTGGAAAGCGACGACGACACGGTATGGCTCTGCCGGTTCATGCCGCCGACAGTGACATACGACATTGCTGAGCAGACGCAAGTCAGCACTCTGCCGGTTGTCAGCGCCGATCACTGGTGCGCGCAGTTCAGACCAAAACTCAATGACTGATTAAGGGGAAACCGTGGATCCAAAGCTTCTCGAGTACGCTACAGAGCGACAGCGCCAGATACTCCTGGCAGTCGAGGAGCACGGATCGCAGCGGGCCGCAGCGGAAGCGCTGGGCCTGGCTCACGGCACGGTTGGCGACCTGGTTGCCGCGGCGAAGAAGAAGGCTGCGGCAATGGGTTGGAGTCCCGCGCACGACATGACGAAGACGGTTCCCGATGGGTTCCGCGTCAAGGGCGTATCCACCTATTACGATGATGAAGGCAAGCCGCGCGGCCAGTGGCTGAAATCTGAAGTCGATCGAGACCGGTCGGCAGAGATTCTGAAGGAGTTCGCCACTTCGTTGGCCGAAAGCGTGAAAGGCCTGGCGCCGATCACGCCTGCGCCGCAACAGGCTATTGCGGACCTGATGTGCGTGTATCCCCAAGGTGACCCGCACGTAGGCTTGCATAGCTGGTGGGCAGAAGCTGGCGAGGACTTCGACCTGAAGATCGCTGAGCGCCTGATGTGCGCCGCTGTCGATAGGCTCGTGGCAATCGCTCCGGCGGCAGAAACCGCCCTGCTTCTGAACCTCGGCGATATGTTCCATGCGGACAATCAGAAGAACGAAAGCCAGTCGGGGCACAAATTAGACGTCGATGGTCGCTGGGCCAAAGTCCAGCAAGTCGGGCTTCGGGCGATGCTCCATTGTGTGCGCCGCCTGCTTGAGAAGCACAAGCGAGTAATCGTCCGGATCAACCGCGGCAATCACGACGGGCACTCCGCGTACGCGCTGGCCCTGATGATTTCGTGCTACTTCCACAATGAGCCGCGCGTCGAAGTTGACCTGTCGCCGGCCGTCGCCTGGTATTTCCAGTTCGGGAAGAACCTGATCGGATCGACCCACGGCGACACGATCAAAGGTCCGGACATGCTGCCGCTCATGGCAGCAGACAAGCCCGAAGAATGGGGCGAGACGAAGCACCGCATGTGGTTTGTCGGTCACGTCCACCATCAGGACTTGAAAGAATATCGCGGCGGCACGGTGGAGTATTTCCGCACGTTGGCTGCCCGCGACGCCTGGCACGCCGGACAAGGCTATCGCGCTGGACGCGATATGCGCTTGATTGTCCTGCATCGCGAACACGGCGAAATCGAACGCCATCGCGCCGACATCGGAATGCTCGAGGCTGCGTAATCGCGGTAGAATTGCTTTCGTGGAGCTAGGCCGGCCAGCCGAAAAGAGGGATGACTACCCTCCTGCTCCACCTCCGAATAGTCAAACCTCTCGTCAAGGTTAAGAAATGAACATCATCTCCCGCGCGGAGGCGAAAGCCGCCGCATTGAAGCGTTACTTCCCGGGCACATCCTGTAAGCACGGTCATGTCGCCGAACGCCTCACTGTAAACGGGTCATGCCTAGAATGTTGCCGCCTTAAGCGACTCAAGAATTACCACGAGAATCGCGAAGAAAATCTGCGCAAGCAGAAGATTCGCCGGGATTCTGATCCGAACCATGCAGCCAAACAGCGGGCTCGGTCATACGCTCGCGATTCGAAACTGGCTGAACGGGCTGGCGTTAAGCAACGCAACATCGCAGCGCGAGAAGCGGCGCGCGCGGCCGGCAAAACTCAGTATCTTTCCGAGCGCCCATGTCCTCATGGGCATATCGGCATGCGCTTTGTGCACGACAGCCATTGCGTTGCCTGCAACAAGATTAACTGCAAACTGCGGTATGTCGCAGTTCCGAAAGACCCCGCGCGGGCTGCGGCGAAACTTGCATGGCGTCAGGCCGTCGCCGAGAAGCGACGCATCGCCAGTGAGCGCAAAGAAAAGCGGTTGGCTGGCAGTTCGCGCTGGCAGGCACTCTGCAATGCGCGCCAGACAGCGAAGCGAAACGGCGATAAGACATACATCGGCAGCGCCTGCCCTCGCGGTCATGATGGTCTGCGGTACACGGCTGGCGGCGGCTGCGTAACGTGTGCGGCGATATACATGCGCTCCGAAGAGCGGAAGGCGTATGACGCCGCTTATGTGCAGCGCAACCTTACGCGAATTCTGGCGCGGTCTAAGGCGTATCACGCGCGAGACCCCGCTCGACGCATCGCTTACTCGAAGGAATGGATTCGGAAGAATCCCGAGAAACGCAAGGCCATTTCGATGACGTACAAGGCTAAGCGCCGCGCCATCGAGAAAGACGGCGATCCGACGTCGGTAATCTTCGCTTGGGTGCAAAAGACGCCGAAGGTCTGCTACTGGTGCAGTACGAAGTGCAAGACGAAATACCACGTCGACCACTACAAACCGCTTTCCAAGGGTGGCAAGCACGAAGTATCGAATCTCGTGATCGCCTGCCCGACCTGCAATCTACGCAAGAACGCCAAAGACCCGCTGGAGTTCGCGGCGAGCGTCGGACGACTGTTCTAACGAGCGGCATGCGCTGCTCCGTCACGGAGTCGCGCATGATCACCCCCGAATCCCTATTCCTCGCCTACACAATATTTCTCGCGGCTTGCGTGGTTGTGGCGGGGAGGGGTTGAGAGACAAACCAAACTGAGTAAATAGATGACAAACCTTACCAGCGGACTTCCCCAAGTCGTCGACAACTGGGTCGCCTCTGGTGGCCTTGTCATCCCGGCCTCGATCGGCAATCAATACGTGTCTGCAACGCTGAACTCGGCGAGCGGCACGAACTCAAGCACGCTGATAACAGGTGCGCCTGGCTACTACATCACGCAGATGGGTTTCCAGTGCGACCCGATCGCAACGCTGTCAGCCGCAGGGATGGAGACGATCACCCTGACGGATTCGTCGTTCGGGACGGTCTCGCAGTTCCGAATCTATATCCCCTCTGCCGCTGGTGCTCCCACCGTCCCGACGATTATTCGCCAGGTCAACGAGGGCCCGTTCGTCTGGAACAACAAGACGGCGAATAGCGTGCTGAGCATTGCTCTAGGAACGGCGCTTACCGCTGGCTCTATTCGCGTGTTCGTGCGGTATGGGTTGTGTAGCTACCTCGGCTGATTGAGATAAATCTTCGGGTGTCCAACGAGCCGAGAAAAAAGAATTACTCAAAGGATTCAAAATGGCGCAAGAAAAAAAGCCTGCGCCGGACTGGGAGCGCATCGAGGCGGATTACCGGGCTGGCCTGCTGTCGGTCCGAGAGATTGCCTCTGCTCATGGCATTTCGCATGCCGCCATCTCCAAACGCTCAAAGCGCGACGGCTGGACCCGCGATCTCAGCAAACGCATACAGGACAAGGCTGAGCAGCTAGTTACCACTCGCACGGTTACCAGTGAAGTTACCACGGAACAGGCGGTAACTGATCGGGCAATCGTTGAGGCGAATGCAGAGGTAATCGCCGGCATCCGCCTCGCTCACCGGAAGGACATTAGCCGCTCGCGAACTCTGGCGATGGCGCTGCTTGGTGAGCTTGAGCAGCAGACTGGCAACCTCGAATTGTTTGAGCAATTGGGCGAGATGCTGCGAAGCCCAGATGACAAGGGCATCGATCGCCTGAATGATCTGTACCAGAAAGTCATCTCGACGCCCGGTCGAATTGACGGGATGAAAAAACTCGCCGAAACGCTGAAGAACCTGATTGGTCTTGAGCGCGAAGCATACGGACTGAAGATCGGCGAGGACGGCGGCGGCGAAGACGTTCCGACCAGCCTTGACCACTTCTATGGAGAAAACTAGCCGACCGACGCTGAATCCGGCGCTGCGTGAATTTTGGGCCGCCAAGACTATAAATGGACGCCCGGTCCGTAACCGTGTGCTCTACGGTGGCCGCGCTTCATCGAAGTCATGGGATGCTGCGGGATTCGCGACATACCTCGCCAGCAACGCCAAGCTTCGTTTCCTGTGCGTCCGGCAGTTCCAGAACAAGATTGAGGAGTCGGTATATACGCTCCTCAAGAATCAGATTGACCGGTTCGGGCTGAATAGCCGGTTCCGCGTGCTTGATAACAAGATCGTCGGGCGCAAGACGGGATCTGAGTTCCTGTTCTACGGTCTGTGGCGCTCAATCGATGAAATCAAGTCGCTTGAGGGTATCGACGTATTGTGGATTGAGGAAGGCCACAACCTCACTGAGGAACAGTGGAAGATCCTCGAGGCCACCATCCGCAAGCAGGGATCGCAGGTCTGGATTGTCTTCAACCCGAGATTGGCCACTGACTTCGCCTACAAGCGCTTCGTCACCAATCCTCCGCCCGGCACGCTCGTTCGCCGCATCAACTACGACGAGAACTCGTTCCTGTCGGAAACGATGCGAGATGTTATCGCCGCGGCGAAGGAAGAAGACGAGGACGAATACGCGCACATCTATCTGGGCGTGCCGAAGGATGACGACGATAGTTCGATCATCAAGCGCTCATGGATCATGGCCGCCATCGATGCCCACAAGGCGCTTGGTTTCGAGCCGGCAGGGCGGAAGCGCATCGGGTTTGACGTCGCCGATTCCGGGGCTGACAAATGCGCTCAGATGTACGTGCATGGGTCAGTCGTATCGTGGGCTGACCTGTGGAAGGCCGGCGAGGATGAATTACTGAAGTCATGCACACGAGTATGGAAAGCCGCTCAAGAGCGCGGCGCTTCAATCACTTATGACTCAATTGGCGTTGGAGCAAGTGCCGGAGCCAAATTCGGCGAGTTGAACTCCACCATTGTGGATGGTCGAGTTCACTATCAGAAATTCAACGCGGGCGCCGCCGTTCACAGGCCGGAATCGCTCTATACGCCGCAGACGAAGAACAAGGACATGTTCCTGAACATCAAGGCGCAGGCCTGGTGGCTGGTCGCAGATCGATTCCGGAACACATATAACGCGGTCCGCAAGGGCGATAAATTCGCAGACGACGAACTAATCAGTCTGTGCAGTGATATTCCGCACCTAGATGCATTGATTGACGAATTGTCTACACCGAAGCGTGATTACGACAACAACGGAAAGGTAAAGGTCGAAAGCAAGAAAGACCTTGCCAAACGTGAAGTTGCTTCGCCAAACCTTGCTGACGCATTTGTGATGGCGTTCGCTCCGGGCATGGAGTCGATGCAAGTTTCGCAAGACGCCCTTAAACAATTCGCCCGCATGGGTCAAACACGATGAATCGCAGACAACGCAAGAAAGCACAGATGGCAGCGCAGCACGTGGCTGCGACTGTGCCAGCGAAGCCTGCAGGCATGCGTGTATCGACCGAGGCGGTATTGACGATGCGCGCCAAGCCTGCCACGAAGACGACTCTGACGCAGGACGTATTCAAGCCGTACGAGCCGATCAAAGGGGTTCTTCCGGCTGGCCACTCTGGCGGGCAGATGGCCATGGATAGCGGCTTCGATGCTGGCGCTGCTTACAACCTCGGGCTTCTGGATAATGTCAACGCGGCATTCGGTGAGGGATATGCGTTCCCGGGGTTCACAGTTCTTGCCAATTGGGCTCAGATCCCCGAGTTCCGCCGTCCCGCCGAGGTGTACGCGCGGGAAATGACCCGCAAGTGGATCAAGATTCAGGCGGTCGGCGAAGAAGATAAGTCCGACAAGATCAAGCGAATTGATGCCGAGTTCAAGCGGCTGAACGTACAAGCCGTGTTCCGCGAGGCCATCCAGCAGGATGGTTTGTACGGGCGCTCGCAAATCTTCATCGACGTGGGCATGCAGTCGAGCCAACTCGATCCGGCGGAACTGAAAACAGAACTAGTCGAGTCGTCGGCCAAGGTCGGGGTTGGGTCAATCAAGCGTCTTGCAGTTATCGAGCCGATCTGGTCATACCCAAACCGGTATAACGCAAACGACCCGCTTGATCCGACGTTCTACAAGCCGATCAGCTGGTTCGTCATGGGAAAGGAGATTCACTCTTCCCGCCTGCTGACGATCATCTCGCGCGACGTCCCCGACATCCTGAAGCCGGCGTATGCCTTCTCGGGGCTGTCGCTGTCGCAGATGATGAAGCCGTACGTAGATAACTGGTTGCGCACGCGCCAGTCGGTGTCCGATCTGGTTCACGCATTCACGGTCTGGACGCTTAAGACCAACATGAGCAACATCCTGAACGCCGGCGGCGCCGAGTCGTTCTATAACCGGATGCAGTTGTTCAATCTGGGGCGCGACAACCACGGCGTCAACGCGATCGACAAGGATTCGGAAGATTTCACCAATATCTCTGCGCCGATCGCTGGGCTGGACAAACTTCAGGCGCAGTCGCAGGAGCAGCAATGTGCGCCTACTGGCTTGCCCCTGGTCTACCTGACCGGAATCACGCCGAGCGGTCTGAACGCCACCTCGGAAGGTGAGATCGAAGTCTTCCAGGACACGCTGTCCGCAAATCAGGAGATTTACACGCCTGCCCTGTCGAAGGTTCTCAACCTGGTGCAGTTGTCGCTGTTCGGCGAGATCGACCCGGATATTGGATTCATCTGGGAGCCGATGCGGACGATGAGCGAAGAGCAGCGGGCGAACATCCGGAAGACGGAGGCTGACACGGACGCAATCCTGGTTGGTGCTGGCGTGTTGTATCCGGAGGAAGTCCGTACGCGGGTGGCGGGTGAAGAAGACTCGCCGTATCAGGGGCTCGAGATCAACATCGATTTGCCTGAGCCGCCCGAGCCCGAAGAGGGGCCGGAGGCAAAGGCTGCGAAGATCAGCGGCCAGCAGGAAGTGGAAGAGCCGGAAGAGGTCTAGCCGTATTTGATCGCACGAATACGGCGCACCATTTCCGTCAGTTCCAATTCCATCGCATCGAATCGTGGCTTCCCTGCACTGTCGATCATGCCGTTCGCGAGCTTGAACATGTCGAGTTCGGTGTCCAGCAAGTCGGACAAATTGAACCGCGCCGAGAACTCGTCATTCTCGCCAACGTAGACGACGACACGCTGCGGCTCTTCGTGGTCGTAGCCGACGTAGTCAACTTCGATGTCCTGTTTCATACGGTGTTTCCATAAAAGGTCGGCGCATGCGAACCAGCGAACAGCGAAACGTTCGTCGACGCGCGAACTATGTGACCGCCGAAGGAAGGCGGTTTCAGGACGCGGCGAGAGACGGAAAGCTGGTTTCCCCGACCGGAAAGTCGATTGTACTCCGGTCAGTGCAACCCAATGCCGGCGTGGGGGCTGCCTATAACAAGGCGCTCCAGAAATGGATAGACGCCATGCACAGGTCGCTTGTGTACTGGCTTACAGCGCAATATCGCGCCAACTCTCCAGAGCATCTGGCGCAAGACGCCGGCATGGAGTCGTTCCGCGACGGCAGCCCGGCCAATGCTTTGCGCCGTTCCATGCACCGCCTGTCGCGCCGCTGGCTGAAGGCGTTTGACAAAGGCGCTCCGGAACTGGCGAAGTATTTCGCCGATCGATCAATGGGATCGACGGATGTTCAATTAAAGGACATCCTGAAAAAAGCCGGTTTCACGGTCGAACTCAAGATGACCGCGGCGGCCAACGATGCCTACCAAGCGACGATCGGCGAAAACGTCGGGCTCATCCGCAGCATTGCGCAGGAGCACCTGAGCGAGGTCGAAGGGCTGGTCATGCGGTCGGTGACCCAGGGTCGCGATCTCGGCCAGTTGACCGAGGAATTGACCAAGCGCTATGAGATCACGAAGCGGCGCGCCTCTCTCATCGCCCGGGATCAGAACAATAAAGCGACGGCAACGATCAATAAGGTTCGTCAGCGGCAATTGGGAATTACGCAAGCGCAATGGATGCACAGTCACGCGGGCAAGCATCCGCGCCCATCGCACGTGGCGGCGAACGGAAAGACTTACGACATCGACAAAGGTATGTATCTGGATGGCGAATGGTTGCTTCCAGGGCAAGCCATTAATTGCCGATGCACCAGTAAGTCAATCATCCCCGGCCTCGAGTAATCACTGCAGAGGCTCATAGCGTTTCGGGCCATTCAGGCAGAAGTCAAGCATCTGCTTCTTAAGCGCGATCCCGCCGGCGTTGGCGAAGCGTTGATCGAAATAGACGGTGTTGATGATGTGCTTGAAGTCGGCGTCGGACACATATTGCCCTTTGTAGGCGCCAAGAATCTTCGCGGCGTCTTGTGGAGACTGATTCTGATCACGCATCTGCGCCGCACTCGCGTATAGATCGGACTTTAAAGAGCACGACGACATCTGGTCCGGCGTAGTCGCGAGCACTGATGTCGATGCAATAAGCATTGAAAAAACAAAAACGGATTTCATTCGATCCCTCAAATCGCCTTGGCGATAGTAGTAACTGTTTGATCCTACAACGAAAGCTCGCGCATGCGGGCTTTTTTATTGCCCCGACATATGCCAGCAAAAAGTGAAGCCCAGAAGCGCGCGATGTATGCGGCGGCTGAGGGCAAATCGAATCTCGGCATCCCTCAAAAGGTTGGCAAAGAGTTCGTCGCGAAAGACGAGAAGATTAAAGGCGCCGGAATCTGCATGGTGACGCCGGAAGGCGAGGCGTTATTCCTGCTGCGCAGCCCCACATCGAACCATCCGAACGAATGGGACCTGCCCGGCGGCAAGAGCGACGGCGACGAAACGCCTGAGCAGACCGCCATACGGGAAACCCGCGAAGAGATCGGCGCCATGCCATATGGCGAGCTCGAGC